GTATTCTTCCAAGCTGATGGCTGTGGATACAACGCATCAGGAAACACAACTTTCTCTCAGCGTGACATCACAGTAGGAAAGATTAAGGTTGAAGAAACTCTTTGCCCTAAGACTTTAGAAGCTAAGTGGATGCAGACTCAAATCGCACCAGGTTCTCCTGAAGCTGTTCCTTTTGAGGAGCAAATCGGTAACGAGAAAGCATCTCGTATCGCTAAATTATTAGAAGTGGCAATGTGGCAAGGTGATACTGCAACAAGTAACACTAACCCGAACACAAATCGTTTTGATGGTTTCAACAAGATCATCGACGCTGCTTCTGCTTCTACTATCGCAGGAAACACTTCAAGTGCAACTGCCATCACTACTTCAAACGTTGAAGGTTTAATTGATGACATTTACAACGCTTTACCTGCTGACGTAGCTGACGCTGATGACTTAGTTATCTTTGCTGGTATTGACACTTTCAAGAAGTACACAACTGCACTTCGTGATTCTAACCTTTTCCACTACGCTGTTGAGATGGAAGGAATGGAAATCATGATTCCAGGTACTAACGTGAAGTTGATCGGAGTAGGTGGACTAAGCGGAACAAACAGAATGTTCGCAGGTCGCTTGTCTAACTTCTTTGTAGGTACTGACCTTGCAAACGAAGAAGAGGAGTACAGATTCTGGTATTCTCAAGACAACGATGAGGTAAGATTCCGTGCAACCATGAAGTATGGTGTACAGATTGCTTTCCCTGATCAATTAGTTCAATTCACTTTAGCTTAAAGGAGGTAACCAATGGCTTGTAATCTAACACAAGGATTTACACTTGACTGCAAGGATGCCGTTGGTGGAATCAAGAGCATTCATTTAATCGACTGGGCTTCTACCGGGTTCACCGTAAGCGGTGGCGAGGTAACAGCTACAACAGTTGCTTCAGGGGATGTTTACACCTATGAGCTTCCGAAGGGCGTGGGTAGCATGACTACCACTACAAATGTTTCACAAGAGAACGGAACAGTATTCAACCAATCTGATATCGTGGCTCGTTTGCGTAAGTTGTCAACAACAAAGCGTAATGAGTTAAAGCTCCTTGCTCAGAATCGTGTATTCTGCATAGTAAAGGATAACAATGATAACTATTGGTTAGCTGGTAACGAGTACGGATGCGACATCACTGCAATGACTTCCGAGTCAGGTACTGCAATGGGTGACGTTCAAGGCTACAATTTCACTTTGAGTGCGATTGAAGCTGAATCTCCATACTTGGTACAGGCTGCTGTTGCTACTGAATTAGGTATCTAATTTCTTGTTTTCATAGTTTCTAATAGGGGAGGGCTTCGGCTCTCCTCTTTTTTTTACGCCAAAATCCGTTTTTTCTTAATTATATATAGATGCTGCAACTGAATAAAGCGGAAACAAAGTTCTGGTACTTAACTCTTGGGGAGAAAACAACGATCCTCAACCCATACTATTTGTTTTCCTTAAAGCATAGATTGACGGCTGTCACTTACAATTTCATCCTTACTGATTCATCTTCCTACACTGACAGATACAACAAGTTTGAAATCACAGAGGGAACTACTATTACCTTAGACGCTGGTGAGTATGAATACAAAATATACGCACAAACATCTGACACAAACACAGACCCTGCTCTTGCTAATGAGTTAGTTGAGAGGGGAATTGTCAAGGTTGATTTTGACCCAACGGCAGCGACACAATACACCGTTGAACTAAATGAGAAAATTTACGAAATTGAAGCACCTGAGGCAATCGCTTACCTATTACTTGAAAGCGGTGACTTCCTACTTCAAGAAGATAACACAAGCAAAATATTACTATAGATGGCTGATAAAAAAATAAGTGCATTAGACGCAATAGTATCGGTAGATGACGCTGATGTCCTGCCGATAGTCGACACGAGCGTTGCAACGACAAAGAAAGTAAACGTAAGCCAAATTAAGGCTCTCGCACCTGTGCAATCTGTCGCAGGTAAAACTGGAACTGTTACCCTTGCCAAAGGGGATGTTGGACTCTCTAATGTTGATAATACTGCTGATGCTGATAAACCTGTTTCGTCTGCTACTCAGACCGCCTTGAATGCTAAACAAGACACTTTAGTAAGTGGAACTAATATAAAGACCGTTAACTCTCAATCGTTATTGGGTAGCGGTGACATTTCAATATCTTCATCAGTTGCTTGGGGAGGCATTACAGGAACATTATCAAGTCAAACAGATTTGCAGTCAGAACTTGACGGTAAAGAGGACACTATCACAGGAGCAGCGACAACCATTACAGGAACTGATTTAACGGCTTCGAGAGCATTAACATCAAGTGCTACGGGTAAGGTTGAAGTTTCTGCTGTTACATCCACAGAACTCGGATATCTTGACGGGGTAACAAGTGCTATTCAGACACAGATTGACGGCAAACAAGCAACTATCACGGGAGCGGCTACAACTATTGACGATACAGACCTAACGGCATCACGTGCCTTGGTTTCTGATGGTAGCGGAAAGGTTGCGGTTTCTGACGTTACATCTACTGAGTTGGGATATTTAGATGGGGTGACCAGTGCGATACAAACGCAAGTGGATGCGAAGACTCCAAAATTAATCAGTTTAAACGCTCAAACGGGAACAACTTACACATTGGTTTTGGGTGATGCTGATAAGTTGGTTGAGATGAACAATGCGGCTGCTAATACCTTGACTGTTCCGCCAAATTCATCGGTAGCATTTAGCACAGGAACACAGATAATCGTAGTTCAAAAAGGGGCAGGAACAACCACTATTGCAGCAGGTTCGGGCGTTACTTTGTTATCTAAAGATTCAGCCTTAGGAATAGGCGGTCAATATGGTGCGGCTACTTGTATAAAGATAGCGACTGATACTTGGTATGTTATAGGTGATTTAGCATGATAAGAGCGACAGTTGGAATATTAGCAGGAGTTGGAGGTGGATTTGATGCGGATTATCAAGCCATTTTAGATTATGCCACTACGCAAACATATACGCTACCAAGTGCATCACAACAAGCCTTGCAAAATCAGTTGGTTATTGATTTAAAAGATGCGGGTGTGTGGAGTAAATTAGATGTATTTTATGTATTCGCAACCGATGGAGATAGCGACTTTGCGTCTATAAATTGGAAAGACCCTAATAATTTTGAATGTACGGAAGTGAATAGCCCAACGTTTACGACTAATAAAGGATTTGAAGGTGATGGTACAAGTGCTTATCTTGATACAAATTTTAATACATCAACAGATAGTGTTAACTACACGCAAAACGATGTGGGTTTAATCTTCGCATTGTCACAATTGACAACATTATCTAATAATAGACCTTATGGTGTAAGTTCAACTGGTAACTTTTTAAGTTATGCGTTTAATAGTACTAGACTTTGGATAAATTCAAGTGGTCGAATTAATGTATCTAATTTTGGTACAAGTGTAAATAATCAAATAATATTTGCAAACAGAATAGATGCGAATAATGTCAATGGTCGAATAACTGATTTAGAAAATGACTTAACTAATACTAACTCATCATCAGCATTAGCATCAATTGCATTGGAAAACGCTAATTTGCATGTTTTAAGTAACAACACATTACCATGGGATTTAGGCAATATAGCATCATTGTTTGGATTAGGTTCTAACTTGTCAACTGCTGAAATGGAAGATGTAGAAACAGCATATTATACAAACTACTTTAGTAATCTATGATAGTACTACACCCAAACACTGAACAATACAACGCTTTGAACGGATACCGCAACGGAAACTCTGTTTTGAAGTTTGTCAAAGACGGAAGCGATAAATGGATAGTTGGATTGAATGTATTGACTGACCCTAAATTTGAAGCAATACGCAATCAATTAAATCAGTTAGAACGTATAGAATACACACCAATCCCCGACGAAGAAATATGAGATTCCCCGTGTCATTTGAGCAATTCACCAAGAACAGCGAAAAGGCTATCACCTACCTTTTGCTTATTGTCGTTACTGTTCTATACATAAGAGCAGAACGTCAGAGCAACCTTGCAACGGCTCAATGCGAAAAGCGTCTTGTGAAGTGTGAAACCGAACTGCGTAAAATGTCGGCTATGTTAAAAACTCAAGATTCGTTGTGTTCTGCGTTGGTGACTGAAATCAAAATCTATAAAGCATTAGGAAAGATATGAAAGCATTGTTTGCCTTTGGAATATTAGCTATTATCTTGGCATTGTCAACTGACACACCAACGATAGAGGATGAGGTAGCCGAGCAGATAAAGGAAAGTCAAAAGTTGTACGATAGTGCAACAGTAGAATTGAAGCGAATGAGGAAGATTAATGATAGTTTGTTAGAGTTAAGATTTGGTAAATGAAAATATTTGAAGCATTCAAAGGAGAAAAAGGAGAAGTAAGCAGCAAAAGAGTTGTGGGCATTGTCGGTGCTATTTCTTTGATTGGCTCAATGATTTATTAC